ATGTAGGTAAATTACTTATTGAAGCCCAAATTGGTGATGGATCAACAAATGCACTTACACCATCATCTACAATACCTTTTGCATAACCAAGCCATTCTGAATCAGTAACAGGTATTATATACATCTGACCTGTCCAACCATAAAGACCGTTAAGATTTAAACCAAATGCGTTAAGAGCAGATGCAATTTGTGGACCATCTGCTATGTTAATTGTATTTGTATCAATAAATGCAAAAATATCTTGATCTTGTGAGGTTAATCCAACAGTACATGGTATAATTTGAACTTGCAAAACATAATCAACATCTGAACATGAAGCTGTAGAAGAAAGATTTACAGTCATGGTATCACCATAAGAAACAGAGTTATTATGTGTATAAGAGAAGTTATTACCACCATTGTAAGTAAATGTTCCATTATAACCATTAGTAACAATGTTCCATACAGGAGCACCATCACCAAGAACATATTCAAGATCAAAAGATATTGTTTGTCCTTGAGCACATACTAGATTAAGTATTCCAGTTCCATAAGTTGGACCAAGAATAAATGCTGGACACTCACAACAAAGAACAACTCTATATACAGCATTTGGAGAAGAAGAATTTGCTGACCAACCTGCATATGCATAATATCTAGTGGTTCCTACATAAACAACTCCAAAGTAAAACCATTTTCCTGTAGTTGAGAAACCAGGAACAGTATAGTTATTGCTTCCACATGCAAGAGTTGAGTTATTAATGTCATCTCCATATGGACAATCAACTGCTGATAGAGCTAATGGATTAGTACATACACTTGGAGCAGATAATGTAAGCCATTCATTTGTACCATAGTTATACATTATCTTAGTATAAATACTTGAATCAGGACCAATACATTCTGTTTTAGCTCTTATATAAATTTGACCTGATGTAATTCCTGTTGAAATAACTCTAACTCCAGCTGGGCCAGATGTTGTACCAGTCCATGTTACATTATCTGAACTATATTCAGTAATTATTGATACTTCATTACCAAGAGGTAATAATGCAAGATTTAAACTAACATTTCCACCAACCACACTTAAACTTCCCATTGATATAATTGGAGCTCCGCAATCTTGAGTAAATGTATCAACAATAAGTTTGTTTGTTGCTATATTATATCCATAGTATGTTACTGGGCCAGGAGGTTGTCCAGGACCAACACCACTATAACCAAGTACAATATCAGCATCAGCAATTGTAAGACCCGGATCTACAGTTACAGATGATATATCAGCACATGATTCACCAACAGTACTGGTTACACCACCTGGGCAAATTCTAGTTACACCACCACTTGTAATCTCAATAGTAACGGTATAAGAAGTTCCAGATGCAAGTCCTGTAAATGTGTGAAAAATTGATCCACCAGGAAGACTTATAGTTGTTGAACCAGCTAGTATGCCCGTAAGTGTATCATTAATCTTAATTACATATGTAACTCCAGTTCCTAAAACATTTGTAAATGAAACATCTACAGTGCTTATAGAAGGAGTAAGAATAACACTAGTAGGACAAGGAATTTGAAGAGGAACAATCTGGGTTCTAGATTCAGAGCAAAGATTAATACCGTCTGTAACACAGAAAGGAATATTTACAAGTATAGACTGATAAACATTTAAACCTGCTAATGGGATATTTGTTCCCGCTGGATTTGTTGATAGTGCTTTAACATTTACAGCTTGAGTCACACTATTGCCAGCAGAATCAGTGATTGTTACCAGTGTGCTTCCACCACAATCATTATAAGCAGGAGGAAGTATTGAACTTGTAAAATTCAAATTCAATGATGTGGCTATGCCGGCACCATCTGTATTTACTGTATAAGTAAATCCAAAAGTCACACCATCACAACCAGTATCACAGCAATTCTCTTGAATGTTAGTAATAGCAGAATACATATCACATACAGCAATCCAAAGATTCTGTACAGATTGAGCAAGTGTTGAAGGAGATCCCTGCCATCCAGGAAGGCTACCATAATTTCCTACACCAGAAAGTCTAGGTGTAGTTCCATATAAGCACTGTTGGTTTATTGCTTGACTAATAGCAGCAGGATCACCAGTTGCATCTTGAAGATTACAAAATGCAGATTCAAGAGAAGAAAGTAATACTGATACTTTTACAAGTGATCCAGGGATAATACATTGTGAAATAACCTGTACTTCTCCAGTACTTGGAGTGCATGGAAGAACACAGTTTTCAAGTACAGTAATTCTTGTTTCAAAATCAATAAGAGTTTGATTGATGATCTGTATAGATGTAATAAGATTACACATTTTACCAGCCAGATATGCAGCATATTGATCAAGAGGTAAAGCTGTAATAGTGTTTTCAGTCAATGGATCAACATAATACAAGCAAGGAGGAAGTTGTATAATTGGTAATGTTCCACCACCTCCGGGATTAAGCTCACATAGATAATCAATAATCAATTGAATAGTCTGCACAAGAGTTTGAGGAGGTGTATCACCTGATGGTAAAACACATTTCAAATCTAAACCTGTCAAATCAGGTTCACATTGACATGCTTCATCAATTATATTACACAACTCAGTTGCCATCTTGGCAATTACATCACTTACTGTATCACCTTTACATAAGTTAATGCAAGGAAGATCTGGTCCCTGCCATATAACACAGTTGGATGATATTGGTGAACAAGGTTGTTGTTTTCCGTTACTTACTGGTATCATGAATATATTTTTTTAGTTTGTTGCTGCATTAAGCAGGTGATAGTATAATATACAAATTTTTTTCATTTCAATCAAGGGCATTGTGGATCACATGATGTATCTACAGGCATTAATGCTTGCCAATCACAAAGTTCTTTTTGGATAACAATATCCTCAAAGTTCTTGTCACAACAAGATTCAATACCATAAGCAACTTCTCTGAAGTTTCTGTAAACAGCAGCTGCAAATTCTTGCTCTGTTTGAATCTTTTTAACAAGCATCTGATCCATGTTATCTCTTTAAATTTCTTGTTGCCCTTTGCACTGTTCTTGTCAAGTTATCTTTAGGTACACCACCAGGACTAGCATTAATCTTGTTGTTGTACTCTGTTAGACAAGTCTTGTGGACATTTGCTCCATCGGCTGCCTTTGCTTTTTGGCAACCACATGTAAAGGCTGTGTTACAATTTTTACAGGTCATATGTTGGTTTTTTAATTGGTTAGCATCCTACAATTTTGCAGTTAAGTTTCTGCAATCTCTTTTTTGCAAAGTTATAAATATCCATGCCTTTTCCTGGACTCTGGCAATATTCAACATTTGCCACGGCACCATCAATAAGGGTTCTGATATATTTAATCTCAGCTATTACATCCCTTCTATCACTCATTGGTTCACAAGCTGTAAGCTCAATGTTACATAATGCTTGATAGTACATGTTCATAAGACTGGTTACTCTCAAATGATTATACTCTACATAGACTTTATCATTTGGAGCCACACTGTATTTAATGATATAAACACCATCAGGTAGCGGAACTGTTACAGTACCACAGTTTTCTCCTTGTATGTCAAGATCACATGCTGTTAGATTCATTGTAGAATTTGGAACAACATTGATTAAAGCCGGTACATTAAAACCCGGAGGTGTTACCAAAAGCTCAGCACAGTCAATTGCCAGTTTGCTACTGTATTGACTGGTATCCCTTATAGTCATAATGTCACAATTTGCCACAGTAGGGACTTCCAAGCTTAAAATATGTTTTTCGGCCATTTAGTAATTTGTTAAGATACTTATATCTAATATACAAAGAAATAACAAAATAAAAAAGGGATGAGAAAAATCCCACCCCTTTTTTATCAAAATCACAGATTAGTAGTAGTAACCACTAGGACAAGCATCAATGCTGTTCTCAATGGTAATAGGATTACCAGACAGTTCAGCAGCACTTGCCAATTCAGTCAACAAAGTTTCAACCTGAGCCTGAGTTGCCAAATCACTACACTTAACGAAGATCTGGTAAACATACTGATCATTGTCAAATACACCGGTAGGATTGTTCAGACGGGGAATGCTGTGCTGTACATAGTAACCTTTGTACAGAGCATTACGGTCAACTGCATTCAGGATATCATTGGATCCTTCAATCTCACGGATACGGGCAGAATCAGGGTTACCTTGGTTGTAAGGAGACTGCATGTAAGCTTCGGTCAACAGGATCTCTCTCAATACTGTTTCACCTGAAGTCTGCTGCATAGTACCAGGAGTGGTAGTTACAACACCGCAATCATTACAAGGATCACCAGTTTCATTCAGAACAGAACCAATCAGTTGAACAGGCTCTTTTTCATAGAAGTCACGGGTGTCAAATGAGCAGTTACCAAATTTGGTGTCAACATAAGCACCTTCAAAGCAAACTTCTGCACTTACTTCATCACCAACAGGATCAGTAGAAGGAGTATAGGTTCCATCCAGAATCTGATCAATGGTGTAAGTTGTAGGAGCCAGAACACCATACTGTACAGTGATTCCACCACCGGTCTTTTCTTTTACAAAAGGAGCAATGATAGGATCTTGCAACAGCATGTCAGCAGCTTTAGCCAAAGCAACTGCAGGGTCAAGATAGGTTTGACCTTCTACACAGCAAAGACCAGGTACATCACCAAGTGCAGCACTTCCCGAGCTATCACCAATTGCATAAGCATTGTGGTTCAAGAAACGCAGAGCAGGAGAACCTTTAACATCCAGACGGAGAAAAAGGTTAGAACCGCAAGGAGCACAGGTAGGTCCAACTTCAATACACACAGTTGCAGGAGAAGCTGAGCAGCAGTCAGATTCCCAAATGCGGGTAATGAACTTAGGGTTGATGCCCTTTGACTTTACAGACTCAGAGTAACCACCATGGCCAGGATTGTTTCCAATGTTATCCTTGGTGTGGTAGCTACCTTGAACCAGGTAAGCCATTGAAGGTACAGGTAGTACACTTACACTGGTCCAGTTTGATCCATTAACAAGAGCCAGCTGACCAGGAGCCAGATCTTTGGTTTTGGTGCCGCCAACAGTGTCTACACTGTCAACAACAAAGCTTTTGAAGAAAGCATGATTAAAATACGCCATAGTTTTATTTATTTAGGGGTTTAACAAACATTGTAATATTAATATACATTGAAGATTTCAAATTTGCAAATTATTTTAAGAAAATTAATTTGTACTTACCTGAGTTCAATGCATCTTTTACTGTGTCAAGTGCATTAATAATCTCTGAGTAAGGCATGATCTTCTGAAGTGCATTCACCATGTCACACATATTTCTAATATGCTCAATGGCATCATCCACTGATTTAAGAATAACAGGACCCTGATGTTTATACTTCAATAGTTTTTCTGAAGCACCTTGGTAACCCTCAGCAATAGTGTCACCAAGTTCAGGCATTGCTTCATATAATTCTTTAAGAGCCATATGAGCTGCAAATGATCCATCACCTTCTACTTGAAGATGGAGTTTGTGAAAACTAACTGCAGAGTTTAAGATCTCCTCTACACATTCAGCTGTCATTGAGTCTACCTTATCAATTTTTGGGGCAGATCCACTACCGGATTTTAATGTTCTTTCCATTATATTATAAAATTTAATTGTTTCATAGCTTCAACATAGACTCTCACATAACCATTCGGTCTTTCTTTATGTAACGCATCTTGATTAAAACCATAATCAAGAGGTTTAAGATCTTTGCTGTTGTTTAGTCCTTTTATTTTTATATTTTGTTCTTTTAACCAACCACTAATGACAATATCATCAGAAACAAAACATTCATGATTGTTGAGTATGGCAGTTAAGTATTGATCAGAAAAGTTTTTAAAATGTACTTTTCTATATAAGCAACCAGAAAATCCTTGCAACAAACTAACTATTCTTTCACTGTTCCTTCTAGCTTTGAATCCTTCTATTTTTAATCCACAGCCAGTGATAGCATATTCTCTTTCTTCTCTTTGAAATTCTAAAATAAATCTTCTTAAAGTATTTGGAGAATAAGCAATATCATCATCAACAGTAAAAATAAGATCAGTATCATTTACAAAATCCAGATCTTTTACTGGAAGTACTTTTGTGATTGGACCAAGATCAACATCAATATAGTTAACATAAATCTTTTCATCATTAAGAATGCTATCTGGCAAAGTGTATTCTCCAGGAAATCTTTTATACTCTTTAGGAATATGCAATAAGATTTTCTCAAATGGCACTGTTTGAGCTTTAAGAATCTTAATTACCTCTGGAAGTTTCTCAAATCTTGGAGGAGTTGATGTCATTGAGATATAGAGCTTAGATGAAAAATGTTTCTTAAGTTTTCCAATTACATTCAACTTGCCTTCAAGTATTAAACTATTATGAGTTGATATAATTGGAAACTTTTCAAACTTCTTATTAAACTCATCTAAAGATCTGCAAACATTATCACCATGCTCAAGATATTCAAGATTCTCAGAGTAAAGATTACCGTACAGACTTCTATAAGCATAATCTTTATCTGATGGCATAGACAAGAATTTCTTCTTGTTTATAACCATGGGAAAATGAACATCAAAATGATTAAGGGGTTTGTTTTGAGATTCAAGATACTCTGTAGTATTCCTAAACAATACATGTCTTGTATCAGCAGGATTATTACCTAGTTCTTTAATTCCTGTAAGATGATAAGTAGGAATATCATTTACATGCACATCTTTTAAGAATATAAAATCATCATTCATTAAAAGAAAATCATCACTGATATCAGGATGATTACATGCATCAATCATCTTTAAATAAGAGTTGTTATATCTGCTGGTGCCATGCTGAAGTGAAATTACACTTTTCACAGTTGGAAACTCAACATAATCACCAATAATGTAAATATGTCTGTAACCTTTAAGAAAGTTCCAGACACTCTTAATACTTAAAAACAATTCTGTTTTGCTTCCACCTTTATACAGATAGACTAAATCCATTAGTTATTTCTTTCTGCCGCTTGTTGGTTTCTTGTGTACTGGTTAAAGTTTTCAATATCACCAGCTATCAATGATGCAGTATCATCTAACAACAATTCAACTACATCATCTTTGAATTCACATTCAACATCAATAGTACTGTTTGTACCAGTATAAGGATTCTGACATCCTAATACCTGAATATTGACCGGCTGTCTATAATAGGTAAAAACAGGATTTACAATGTTAAAGTCTGGTTTTCTGTAAATCCTTATTCTATTACCTATCATAGTACAGAATGTTTCCCCCCATTCAAAGCTAGGATCTTTAAGAGGATCTCTTAAATAAAGATCTCTGTTAGCTTCTTCACCAAGATAAACAACCATTGGTCTTGGGCCAGGACAACATTCTGTAGTAGCCTGAACTGTTATTCTTTTATACTCAAGATAGTTATCAACCGGAAAATTGTCTGATTCAAAGTAATCATCAAACTGTGCACCGGTGAGATTTAGTTCAACAAGAAGAATCTGAAGGTCATCAATTCTTCTCTTTGACATCTCATCACCTTCTTTATAAACATTCCCACCGTGCAACTGTCTACGCACCCAATCAACTTGAGCTTTGTTAAAAGCTTCAACTATCTGCCAGCACTCTAGATTATCATAGTCATTGCTAGCTAACTTATTCAGTCTTTGTTTTAGTTTTATTTGAAGGGTGGTATTATTCATTTGATGTTAATTACATGTTCCAGTAAACCTCCACTTTGCTCATGAGATTTGTAAGAGCATCATCATGCTGTGGATTCTTAAGATACTCAACAACCTCTGAAGGTCTTTTTCCAAGTTTCTCACCACTGTCAATCATCTCAATCCAACCACTTGGTTTGCTTGAAATGTATCTGTAGAACAAAGCATCTTTAACAAGAGCTCTGATTTTAAGATTCTGCATGCTTTCTTTAGATACTTCCAAGAATGCTTCAGCGGCTTTTTGTTTGTTGCTTTCAACACCGGCACCATTGATATAGTTATCCATGTTCTCATAGATAATATCATTAGGAGTGCTCTTAGTATATTGAGTGCTATCAGCATCAATAACTTTGGCAACATACATGAGTTTTACAGTATCCTTATCATAGAGTTTCTGAAGTTCTGCAAGAGCTTTGTTTCTAACTTTTGCGTATTCAGTTCTGGTACCAATAGTTTCTTCAACCTGGTCAAGATAAAACTTAGGAGGATTGATCATCTTCTTAGCAGCTTTCAATGACTTAGCAATAATGCTAAAGCCACCAGCATTGATAGCATAAAGCTTAATCAGATCATAAGGATCTTTTTCAGGATCCAAATAAACAGGATCATTGCCACAACGGAGACTAATTCTAGACCAGAACTTATCATTGTCAGGCTTAAGCAAAACAACTTTGTTCCAGAATTCTTTGTCTTCAACATCAATCACATTTGCAGCCAATTCTTTTTCAAGCTGTGCTACAACATTTCTAATTTCTTTTACCTTGACTTCTTTCTCTGCAGGAGGCAATAGTTTTACATCCGGAGCAAATTCATTAAGCCCGGTTACAAATCTTTTTACTCCATTCAGCTCAAGACAAGCTAAAGATTCTTCATGGTAAACCCCATCATGCAGGGCCATTCCATACTTTTCTAATCCCATGTTTTGTCTACTGGAATCAAAATAAGGACGTACAGCAACCACTTTACTCTTGGTCTGCTGGTACTTCTCTACGATAGTGTAATCACTCATATTATTGGTTTTTGGGTTGGTTTTTATTTGTCAAAAATACTAAATATCAGGAGAATATTTAGAGTTAGGTACATATTCTGTGTATTCAAATCCTGCAGCAATCTCAGGGTATTGTTCTTTAAATCCTTGCCACTCTGGATAATTCCATTCTTCTTCAGATATAAACCATAGGTCGTTTACATCTTGAACAGGGTTAGGAGCCAAAGGAGAACCAGAAGCAAGTAAAACTTCTGTAAGTTCTTCAGGACTTAAATCAGTCGGGAGTTTGTAAGCCATTATCATATTCTAGGTTTTTATTTTTTACCAGGTCTTTTTGTTAGTCTTAACGCAAAAAGCTTCTATCATCTGATTCCAAGCAGGAATAAGGCTATTAGAGAATGCATCCATTACATAAGAGAACATCAAAGTATTAGCTGAGAAGTTTACGCAGTTTGCAGCTCTTGTAGCCATACTTGCACCTCCACCTACTCCATTAAAGTAACTAAAGTTAAGTCCTAAGAAAGGCCAAGTAACTTGTCCACCACATGCTCCTCCTTCACCAGATCTATCTGCTCCTCCAGTATAGCTAGCTTGTACACCTTGATAGTAAACTCTTTTGTCTCCGCCAGATCTGTGAAGCATCCAGTGCCCTCTACCTCCAAGAGTCACACTTCCTGTAACAGCGCCTTCTAGATTACCCATACGAGCTGATATAGGAGAAGGTTTAGTTCTTAACCAAATACCTCCCATATTAGGGTTAGGGTTATAGTCACCAAAGTCGTCTCTGCCTGTAGTAGAAGTTGTTTTATAAACAGCTCCTAAACAAAGATTAGTTGGAGAAAGTGTTGAAGCTACTCCGTTAATCCAGTTTAAGTTAGTTAGGATTACACCATTAACTCCATTTCCTTTAGGTCCATAGATTCCATCTATAGTTATACCACCGGCTATATATTGGTAGCCAGGACTAGATGGATATCCGCAAGGATCTGTTACGGTTGTATTGCTAATAGGATTTAAAGCATTGTACCTATAAGCTTCTAAGTTTGCTCCTAAGTAAGGATAGATACCTTTAGCAGCATTCCAAATTCCAGCATTACCAAAGTTAGGATAAAGAGGATCATTTCCTTTCATCCTAATGAATAGTTCATCAACAGCTTGTTTTTCTTCTAAAGTAAGAGTAACTCCAGGCAAACTATTCATTGTATTGATATAGGTAATAGCATTAGGATCTGAAGGAGACCATGAACTCCATATCTCAGTAGCACCCAAATAAACTTTATTTACTTGAGTAGAACCTATCTTTACAGTGGTAATAGCGTTATTTCCTAACTTAAGGCTTGGCATAATTAGATTACAAAGTAAATTGTATCAGGGTCTGGAGTAATTAAAGCATACTCAGCTGCAGTCATTGCTTTTAATGCATACACATTATAAGTAGTACCAGTATCTTTATCTAACTTGTCTGCTACAGCAGAGCTTACAAGTGCATTTGTAGCACTTGTAAACTCTTGAGTAGCAAATAATTGTTCAGTTGTCAAGTTAGTAAAGTCCGTAACATGCTTGAATGGAGCATTAACTTTTTTCGGAGCTTTATAAATTGTCATCTTACTTTAGATTAAAAACGGATTTGAACATGTTCATTATTTACTCTGCAGTCAATAATGCCTTTTGTAATACTTATTCCATCATAACTAAAAATTGCAGAAATAAACTCATAAACATCACCATCTTTTACAGTGGGTTTAAGTTCATTATATTTGGCTTTTGCTTTGCTTGAAATAGTAGCACTAATGGACTTTTTGCCATCTGTTGCAATTTTTTCAGCTAAAGCTTTTTTAGCATCTGAATCATTTTGGTCAATTGACTTAGAAAGTTCAATTTCTGCTTTAGTAAGTTCAATAGAAACTAATTCTACCCACTTACCTTCTTCTATAGATTGTAAATTTTTCATATTATTTATCCTTGATTGTTAGCAGTATCATTTCCATCAATACAGTATCTTGTTTTACCTCCACCAGAAACAGTTCGGAAAGGATCAAAACCTACACGGCAATAATATAATTTTCCAGTTAATGTTCCACCAGAACCTGTACCAAAGCCGGTACCAGACATAACTATACAATTATAAAATTTTCCTGAACATGCACCTTTATAACCAAAAGCATTTGCATCTGCTATGCAATTTGCAAAACTTCCACTTGCTGTTGAGTCATGACCAAAACCACCTGTATTAATTACACAATTTACAAAAAGACCAAAAGCACCATATGCAGAAGGACCATAACTAAAACATTGATTTCTTCCTATGCAGTTGTAAAAGTTACCAGTACAGGAATCATACCAAGCAAAGCCATAATCATTAGTTCTACAACCTATAAAAAGCCCAGAACAAGTAGATTTAAAACAGTAATCAAAACCAGTACAGTTAATAAATGTACCAGCACAAGATGCAACATTTGAAAATCCTAAACCAATAGAATAACTTTGAACAGTACAGTTTTTTAAGATACCTGTTATATAACCAACAAAACCATAATTTCCAGTTATACAACCATCATAAGTTCCACTAATTTGGTTTGCGTAAAATGAATCATCTCCTACTTCACAGTTTGTATATGTACCAGACAGAACAAAACTAATATTAGAACTATAAAATGAATTAGATCCTGATTTGCAATTTTCTACTTTAAGATTACTTAATAAACTGCCTACAGTAAAGCTTTTAGTTTGTAAATTAATTCCTTTTACAAAAACATTATCAGCTGTAACATTAAGATTACCATTTGAATCTGATGAGTTAAATATAATACTCCTATTTCCATCTAAGGATACAAGATTAATATATTGAGTGTTCATTACAAATGGAGTACTTTGGAAATTGTAATTACCAGGAGCAGCAATAATAGTAACATAATTACTAGCAGAAGGAGACATTCCTTGTGCAGTAGTATAGGCTGTCTGTAATTCAGCAGCATTTTCTATATCTGTACCATTTGCAGCTACATATATATAACTTGTACCTTCAAGTCCACCTCCACCAGCAATTGCATTAACTGCTGCTGTAAATTCGGGTGTAGCAAACAATTCAGCAACTGTTGAGTTATTGAATTCAGTCACGTGCTTAAAAGGGGCTTTTGCGTATATTGTCATGACTTTCTTTTTTTTAATTGTTAAACATTAGAAAAGGGAGAAGGTTGCCCCTCTCCCTATTCTACTTGAAACATCTCTTAGAATGAACCTCCTGTTACAGGGTTTCTCATAACTATTTTCAGAACTTTAGTGGGGTCTTTTACCCAGATGGCTGGCATGGTTTGAGTCATGTAAACTCTGTAACCATTGAACTGGCCGGAGCTAGCAAAGCCTTGAGTACGTCCCATGTAGTCCATGGTACCATTCTGATAGAACCACTTCAGCTGATTGTCCCAAGACAATTTCAGCAGATAGATGTTGTCATTTCCTTCTTCAGTTACATCAAAGATGATGAAGCTGTAAGAGCTCAAAGGACGGCCATCAATCAGAGGGTTTTCAATATCATTGGTGTGCAGGTTGTCAAATGCAGGATTCAACACAAACTTCACGTTTGCCAAGAAAGGAATAGTGAAGCTGGTGTAAGCAAATCCAAAGTCAAGATCCATACCGCTACCAGTTACAGCACCAAGTTCAACGGCATTCTGCACCAGACCAGTACCATATACTTCATTAGCAATGGCTTTGTTGATCAACTGCATACCACCAATACCGGTCTGAACAATCAGTTTACGCTGAGGATCTGGACCTTTGAACTCAACCTTACCTTGGTAGAAGTTGTAAAGTTCAGACTTGAACATGTCAAGGCTAAAGTTAGATTTGTTGTAAACACGCTTGAATGAGTTGTCAAGCTGGCTCCACAAACCTACAGACAGACGAATATCATCTGGACCATCCTGTTTGATTCTACCACCTTTACCCCACATCAGGTAAGTTTCAATGTCATTTGCAATCTTGCTCAAGTGAGCAGCTTCCAAATTGGTCAAGAAAGTACGTGACAGAGTTCCATTGTCAAATGCTTTTTTAGCACCTGCTTTACCCATGTTGGTAACCAACTGCTCAATGTTAGAAATTGAGGGATCATATTGATCCTGGTTGAAGTTACGCCAGATCTCAGTAACAGGTACAGTACCATCAGCATTCAAACCACCTTTGATCATCAGATCAGCACGGCTAGAAATGCTGTAGTGTACGTGAGCTTCAGCACCACCTACAAAGTTGTAGAATTCACGGAAGCCAGAACCAGTCTCCATATCAGAGAAACGCTCACCATACTCACCACGGGCAGAACCTTTACGGAAGAACTTGGTTCCAGGAGTCAGGTAAACATTATCCAGGAATGCAGAGTTGTTGTTGTTAACAAGCTGAACGGTGTAGATGTAACCATCACCGGCAGGGATAATATCCGCAGCAGTAATGTAAAGTTCCAGACCATTGTACTTGTCATAAGTGATAATATCACCATGACCAAAAGCTCTTTTAGAGATCTTAATCATGAAGGTAGTACCATCCACACCTTTTTCGGTGTTTGCAGGCTCAATGTCAGCCACAACGAAGGGCAGATCTTGAGCAATAGGGGTTTGCCACTTGTACTCACCACGTGCATTGTCAACCAAGATGGTATTCTTGCCACCAAATGAAGCCATTTGATACAGAGGCATTTCTACCTTCTGAGTCATAGCCCAAATGTCTACAGGACCAAGATCCATAGGTTCAGCTGAACCAAGCATCTGGGTTAAGTGATAAGAATCCACATGAGAACTTGCTTTGTAGTTAGTGTCTCTGAGGAAAATCCCATTGTTTAAAACTGGAGTTGCCATAGTATATTGTTATTTAATATGTGTTTTTTTAAAATCTTGAAAATATGTTTCTTGCTCTTGGAAGTTTTTTGCTAGGTGCCTGTCTCTTAGTATCTTCTTCTTCTTCATTGAAGTTAGAAGCAGAATTCAGATTTGCTTGTGCAGTTTTAAGTTTTCTTACAGTTTCTTCTGTACTCTTAACTGCACCTTTTTCCATGATCTTAGACTTATAGCCTTCAGGATCTGATAACAGCCACAATGCTTCTGAAATCAAAGTATAGTTTGGTTCTACAAACTGATACTTCTCAAGAAGGTGCCCTAACAGGTTTGTGTTTTTTCCTGTTACGGAAGGATAGTTAGGTTGAACCAGACCATTGTAAAGCATTGCTTGTGTTTTACGGTCAATCTTCAACTCACCAAGTGATCCTTCTCTTAAGGTATTGTACACATTTTCCATGTACTGCTGAGAAGCTTGCTGTTGTTGTCTCTTTCTAAGCTCTTGCTCCTGAAGTTTGTGCATTACCACTTCTTCTTGCATTCTGTCCAATTTTGGTTTGAACTTCATGGCTTGTTGCTCAAGCTTACCAAGATCTTTCCATACAGAGATTTCTTCATCAATCTCATCAGCTGTACCAAATCCAGTTGCACCAAGATATTCTCTAATGATGTATTCCTGATCTCTTTCATCTTTAGGATTAAGCTCTCTTGTCTCTTCTACAGCGGCAAGAGTTGAGAATAATCCTTTAAGATCAGCACCACCATCAGCTACATATCTTGCAGCAATCTGGAGTTCCTGGGGCAAACTTTCAAAGAACTGTTTGGGAGTCTCTTTTCTAGCTTGATTGGCTTTTTCTTCCAAGTTAGCTTCAATCAGTTCTTCCCAATCCTTCAGAGTATATTCCTCAAAAGGCTTGTCATCTTCAAAAGGAACCAGCTTCTCATCTTTAATTAGTTTGTGAAACACATCACTAATTCCATTGATAGGCTTTCTTCCTCTTGTTTCTACTTTCTCTTCATCTCCATCTACAAATGAATCAAGTAGAGCATTTACTTCCTGTTTCTTTTGGGCAGATCCTTCGGGGCTACCTGAGTTACCAGGTAAACCATTATCATCATCAGAATCATCACTGCCATCAGAATTAGGTTCTGTGAAACTCATGTCAACAGATGAATCATTCTTAGAGAAGATAGATTTTTTGGGTGGCTCTGCAGAAGGCAAAGTAATTGCCTGTGCTCCAGGGGCTCCATTGAACATCTCATCTAAGTCAATCTCCACTTGGTTGACATTGCTTTCCATTGTTTTATTTTCCGTACTCATAACTGTGTTGGTTTTAGTTTTGTTATGTACATAATTAATATAGGCAAAGTTCAGAAAATAAACTTAATAAATTTGAACCCCTTTACTAATTTTCTGTAGTATATAGCTAAGATTTTTTATTACCCTTAATTTTAAATTTTTTATGTGTGAAAACTTACTCTTTTGGCTTCTCTTTACCACCTTTCACATCATACTTATTCTTATTTACACGGGCAATTTCAAGTTGTTTGTTAGCTACGTCTCTCTCTGTAGCAAGCCTTTCTCTATCAATATCCAGTTTACTCTTAGACATTGAGTTCTTTACAGCAGCCTGCTCTTTCTTAAAGTTGATATCCTCTCTATACCGGGCATCTTCTCTCATTTGCTTCATGGCATCCTGATAATCACTTATCTGGTTTTGGTTAATATCTACTGTGGCACCATAACCAGCTGCTCTTATCTCAGCAATGTTCAGATTAACCTGACGGTCTTTATCATTCTCAGATGCTTCAAACTCAAGTTTCATTCTCTGTTCTTCAGCTTTTGCTGCCAGAGCTTCTTGCTGCATTTGCTGCTGTTGAGCCATCTCTTGCTCTCTCATCATGTTCTGTTTATCTTCAGCACCTTTCAGGATATGAGTAACTTCAGCAATAGATTCAGCTTTAATGATGTTACCAAGATCAAAGATTGAAGCACCACTAGTGTTATTAGTCATAGCAAGCTGTTTAAGCTGATCAAGAATAGCCTTATGGTTGGTCTTAGTAGTAGCAAACACATTAAAGTCTCTAAGCAAAAGGTCAGTACCATTAAGTACAAAGTTTACTTTCTCTGCTTCAGTGGTAATATAACTAAGTCTCAGACTTGGTTTATTACTATAATAGAACTGAGCCAAATCTGTTCTCATCTGATGAACTCTTGGCATCAGTTGATCTGAGTGTTGAGTAAAGTAAATCTCAGTTTGAGCATAAGATTGGTTTAGAGCTTGAGTTACACCGGTGGCTGTTTGTTGTGCAATAGGAGCACCAAGTCTCTGAGGATTCACACCAATAGCTTCAAATGCTTGTCCTTTAAAATAATTGGCAAGCTGAATCCTAGTCATTAATCTGTTTGTTTGCTCCAGGTTAAGAGTCTGATAATGCTGGAAGTTTGTAGCATTCTCTGTATTTGTGATAGATGTATCCAAAGGAAGCATCTGGAAGTCTTTCATAGCAACATATGCTTTAGCATAGTTTGCTTTACCCCAGTCTTCACCCATTGAATGTCTTGGAAGAGCATTCTGATCAAACACAATTACAGTACCCAATTCATCTATAAGGATATCAGCAATCTGGTTGTTTACCATATTATATCCAACCTGATATGCTTTCATAAGATCTACCAGTGAAGTAGATCTAGTGTTTCTATCTGAGAATACCCGACCTTCAATTGGAAGTTTGCATCCATACAAACTTTTATCACCTTTGAATTGGAATGGAACCCGGCCAGGCTTGCTCCTATTGATACCTAGGTATATAGGATTAATGTTATCTGACATGTTGGATCTCCAAAATGCAGGCAAGTTTGGTCCAATCTTTACACCACCCCATACCTCATTAATCCAGATCCAGTCAATATGCTCACCTTGAATAAGATTCTCTTTATTCTTATTCTTAAATACAGAGGTATCATACAAAGGCTTTTCAGTGATCTTGTATGTTTCATCAACAATCTCCTGAATAATCTCTCCATCTTCTTTGATTCTTATAAGATGGCCCACCTTACGCTGTGTCTTCCAATAAACTGTGGTAATACGCATAAGTGAACCTTGTTGCCAGGTCTGAAGATCTTCACCTTGGTCAAGAATAGATGTTACAACATCACCACCAAACTCAGGTGCAGTATCCCAATGACTTACAAACTGCCTATAGGCTAAGCCGGGCATACTAGTATTCCACTCATGAGATCTGCTTGGATCATAGTAGGTACCATCATTCTGATAACCAGACACCTGATAGATGGCTGATTTAGCAGGATAGATATTCTGTAAAGACTCAAGCTGTTCTCTACTCATAAGATAACCATACTTGTCTATTACATCAGCTACAGTAAGCAAATCAATCTTGCCGGCATAGTTAGACTCAGATATGTATCTTGCATCAGGAGATTTCTGATAGAATGTAAGAACAGGATTCCAAAGCTCTACTTCATAATCATCTTCCAACATTCTAAAATGCCAGAACTCACGGTCAGTAATAAGCATGTCACGGAATCCTCTTTCTTCAAGTTCCTGCATCTTGAATCTTTCCTCATCCACATTGTAAACATGTGTAGCCCATTCTTCTACCAAAGATCTATAGTCTTTTCTAAAGAAGTCTTCAATCTCAGGAAGAGACTTAAGATTTTCCGGAGCCAGTTGTTGTTGTACTTCAGGACTAGTTGGATCAGCACCCATCTCAATCATTCTCTGAATGAGTTTCTGTTCAGCATCAGCAAGCAGGTTTTCCTCCACTTGCATTCTTTTCTGCTCTAACATCTCATTATATGAGAGATCATCAACGGCTCTAAACTGAACTTTATTGAATCTCTTTGAGAACTCACCACAAAGCACATTGACTACATTAGGAATAATAGGATAGAACTTAAGTTCAAGAGCAGAGTTATCTTCTCTTGTAAGTACATCAACTAGATCCTTATATTCATTGTCTTCTTCAATGATGTAGTCTGTTTTATCAATAATACCTTTTGCAAGCTTATAGTTTTTCAAAAGCTTACGTGCATTCTTCCTTAAGAAGTACATTCCTTGCAACTCAAGCCAGTCCAGGTTCCATGCTGCCCAGTCATCATTTTTTTCTTTTGCAGGAAGGAACTGTACAGGCTGTGTAAGACTAGCGGTTGTTGGATATCCGCTCTGTGCCTTAGCACCAGCCTTTAGTTGCATTGCGTTATATACTTGCATGTTTATTTAAAATTTTTAAAGCCAGATCTCTTTACTTTGTTAGTCATACTTCTTCCACCCCTCTCCAAATTTTTAAAGGGGGAATACTTAAATTTATATAAATTTTCTGATTTATCCAAGGATTTATTTGGATTAGACTCAGTTCTTTTCAAATATCCACGGTTTGCCTGCTGCACTTTAGCAAATGCTATAAGAGCAGAGAATGCCACCAATCTATCCACGTTTAACCCAGGATAATAAGCCAACATCTCTTTAAGAAGCATCTGATCAGGGATTCTTTCTACACCATTAGTGTATCTAACAGTATCTCCATTCTCATCTGTCTCCTCATCTATCTTTTCTTTTAGAAACTCAATAGCATATGATATAAGATGTGTCTTGAATAATGTACCTGTGTTTTTCCAGCCATATTCCTGATAGACATTAGTATTAGAACCTAAGTCTTTTAGGAATAATATCTGGGTTTTTGGTACCAAATACTTCTGATTCCTCTTGGATATCATGTACTGTATAAACAGTGACACGTTGTTTTCCACAATAGTCCAGGCATTGTACCATTCTATTATCATAGAGAGCAAATCATGGGTTTCATTGATGTCATCATACCGGCCACACCATGCTGCCACAATCTTGTCTGTCTCAATAAATGTTTCAAGACCATTTATTGTCTCTCTTCTTATCTCAACAGGGTTCTTATAGACAAATATACTACATAAAGAGTCAGATGTGGTAGTCTTGCCCTCACCAACTGGGTCAATGGATGCATAATACATTCCAAAACCTGGATCTTTCACAGGTCTTTCCCAAACCACTAGACAACCAGACTTATCAGTCATCTTCTTGTCAATGGGAAATGAAGAGATAGGTAGTTTGTTGGTTCTTGATGGTACTATCTCTCCATTTATTCTGGTGAGTTCAATGTGCTCATAAGAATATTCTTTCTCTTCTATCCTTTTGAGCTGTCTTGAAATAAGTCCTTGAGGAAAGATTGATGCTTTCCTATAAGCAAATGCCTCTTGAATGTTGGTTGGTTTCTGAGAAATTCTCAGCTGGTATTGCTCCGGACTTAGTTCTTCCTTCCACACCTGTCTCTCTGCAGTTATTGCTTCTAATGCTTCTTCTATAAGTGAATTACCATAGTCATCAATGAATGGTGGCATTGACCATTGCTCCGGGATAAACAATCCGGCCAAGCCAATGGTACCATCAGCATCAATTAGGTTTGTCTCAACAGCATATATGTCATTTGCTGTTGGATTAAGCACCATATCCTTTAATGGTTCACATTGTTCAAGGTCACCCACAGATCCAGCAGCTATAAACATACCAGTGGTCATCATACCTGATGACATGGCAGGACGTAAGTACTCATAAGTCTCAGTCATCTTAGGTGCAATACCAGCTTCTTCATGAAAGAAGTAGGTACATGGACCACCTACACCGGTTGTTGGACTCTTTTCAAATGATGCTCCTTGTATCTTAGAGTGTAGACCTTTACTTGTCTTTCTGTTTCCGGATGTTCTTACCTCAATCTTCTGTTCCCATAGCAGAACCTTTTCAGGGTTTGATGGTCTATACCAGGCAGTATGTTCATTTAAGAAACTCTTGTATTCATCCAAGAACTTCCATGAACCCTTGTCATTTATGTAGTCTTTAAGACTTGCACCTACCTTACATATAGAACCCTCTTCAAACCAGTATTGGTTTATGATCTTACCCATGTGAAAGTAAGAACTTGCTATCTGACGTTTCTTTAGAATAGCAGAGTGTTTGTAGTTTAGTTCAGCAAGCAACTCATAAAGGGCCATGTGATACTGTGCATCCCGGACCTTAGCAAAGCCATACTTCTTCTCCTCTTTATCAAAGATGGGGAGAAAGTTTAGCCACATGTAATAGTCTCTAGTTAGGTACCAGGCATTACCTTTATCTTTATAGATAACACCAGTTCTACACTTGTTCTTCTGATCATCCCAGTAGTCTATGTAATCTTTTGATCTAAATGGCTTACTACAATAGAATCCATTGTTTGTAAAGTTTCTGGCTTCTTCATTGAAAAGCAAAGCTGTTTCATTGAACTTGTATTCTCCAGGAACTTTAAAAATTCCCAGTACAAAGTCAGAAAAGTCCTTCCTTGTATCAAAAGATGTTACACCCCAGGTGCCATTGTCATATGTAGGTACCTCTATGTACATTACCTAAAGATCACAAAAACATCTCCAGCATTAATAAGAAGATGCTCTTCACCGTTGTGAATTAATGATGTTGGTACAGCATAATCAGCATACATGATGTAATCATCTACACTAATTTCAGTTACTTCACCACCTACACCTACAACTGTACCTTTACATTCTTTCTTTCTAGCTGTTTCAGGTATCATAATGTTGGTGCCTGGGTAATACATCTCAGCTTCTTTTTGCTTGATCAATACTTTCTTCCCTACGGGAACTACTGTTTGTGTTGTCATATGTTATCTAGTTGGTCTTTTACTTTCTTCCAGTTTTTAATTGCACAGTCAATCTCACCTCTATGAGACTGAACATCTGTTTCATCACACGGATATGATGGTAATACTGTACAAATTTTATGCACCAGTTTCTTTGACGCAGCTAAAGCAATGTTATGTCTGGTGCCCCAAGCCAATGTGTCAGGTGTGACACTGTACATGCTTTCATAAATCTCTTCTGCTACTTTTTTATGTTCCATTATAAGTTTTCTGCTCTGTAAATATAATAAGGACTCTTAGCATATGTCATGTCAATATCCTCACTTGACAATCTATCTGCTTTTATTTTAAACTTTGGTGGATTCTCTTTATCATAAGGTTTGATAAAGTCAGGGTTATGCCATCTGATTAAGTTGTTAGGCTGAACACAGAAGTTACCATCATCTAATGCAATGAAATGAAAACACTTTGAATCCATATCTGCAGAATATCCTGTATTCACAGTGTTGGGATCTGTAGGGTAGTCATCTATTGTGAACAGATATATCCCAGATCTCCATTGCCCATCACGGCAGAATACATCTACCCTCTTGTGTTGTAAGAAATGAAATGATAAAACACATATAGCTGAGGATTGACAGTCCCAACTCTCTAATAGAGATAGTCTTTTCTGCTCATCAGTTGATAAAACATCATAACCCTCTTTATGATAGAATGCTGATATAGGAAGGTTCCAAACTACAGCACCAAAGTTTGTCTGAAAGTGAAACAATAAGGGATGGTTGATTAAAGACTTAACCCCAAATATAAAACCAGGAGTGTCTTCCATGCCTATCCATTCTTTTCTGATAATGCACTCTGTGTATGGTATGTTTGCATTCAACTGACTCATAACTGATCATATGCTAAACCTTGTCCACCACGGACAACACTCTCTTGCTCTTGTTTCATGTCATTGAATGCTCCTTTGTAAGATTGTCTGATTTGCTCAAACTTAGCAGCAGCATTCACTAATGAGTTAATGTTACCATCTCTACCATGCTCAATGGATGTTGTCTCCATGTACCGAGCTAATCTGTCAAGCATAGCCTTAATACCTTTATATGCTCTGGTAGTAGGGGTTTCATATAGTTTAGAACACATGGCCAAAGCCTTCAAGATCATAGGATCTTCCGGTGATTCCTGCATCTTAATCTCTTCTACTATGATATCTTCCTTTTCATGTTCCGGAAGATTGAAGAATGGGTTAAGATCTGGGTTTGGGCATGTCATATAGTAAAGATATTGGTACACATTCAGGTAGGTATCTGGGTATTCATCCATGATTACCTTCAAGAAATCTATTGTGTAACAATGTTCTGTTGGGATAACTTTCCCATTTTGTATGTCAAATAGTCTAATCAGCATCTTCTTTATACTTAAAGTTGTACTTTAACTGAGACGTGCAAGTGCCTGATTTATAATGATCTGGCATTGTAAAATCCAAAGTTTCATAGTAAATCAGTACATTTAATACCTCAGTTTCATCTTCTCTTATTATGTGAACAGTATGGGTGTATTCAGATAGGTCCATTGTTGCATGAACTGGACCTTTATATCCTGACGGCCATTTATACTGTCCACTCATTTTTTATCTTTTAGCCACATTATTAAACTTGTAACCTCATCCTTAAGATATGGGAGATTGTACATCTTGATGTCTTCTATCACAGGTTCACCGTTAACATGCTCATTGATTGGATAACCTTTAGAGTCTGTACCAATCTGTTTGAACTTAACATGCTGGATAGTAAGTCTTCCTATCTTGAAAGTTGGGTTGTGCTTTTTAATAATATAGGCATAAATACTCAACTGTAGGTTATAGTGGTTTAGATTACAATCATCCAAATGGCTTATAGGGTGATACATCTTGGAGGTGATTCCCTCCCAGTTTGTAAACCCAGACTCCTTAATTTCTTTGTTAGTCTTGTAGTCTGTGATGTTGATAGTACCATCTATGATCTCTACAAGATCTGCCTGGCCACATAGGCCGGCTGACTTCAGATAAACAAGATGCTCAGGATACATACCATCTGTAAGCTTCTGGTTGGGAGCTATCTTAATCCCATCTTCTATAAGGGGTTTGATGATAGGTATCTCAACACCTTCTCTTTGAATAGTCTGGAAATCTAGGATATCATTCTCTCTTTGGCTGTGGTACCAGTTACCAAGCTTGATAGCTCTTTCTGTTTCAGCATCCCAAGCCTTAACAATATCAGCTGGGTCCATGCCATACCACTTAGAGTTTTTATTCTTAGCAGATTTCTTTGCCTGGGATGTTGCATCAAACTTCTGTTTGAACATCCCTATAAAAGAAGTTACACTAAGCCACTTGATGTCTTCACCATCAGTGCTTTGGTAGACGTGCCCGTCTTCTTTAAAACTAATTGCCATTTTCTAATCTGTTAATGAGTTTATCTTCTTCTTCATCAGTGATGATCTCTGTCCATTTGTCTTTAGGACATGAGGCTGATAAAGCTCTAAGTTTGAATGCCAGGCTGCATCCACATTCACCACAGCATGGTTGAGTACCTGGTGCCACACATTTATCACCTACAGGATCTATAAACTCACACTTCTTACAGATCTTCCATCTTTCATTAGCAATGAGTTCAACATGTTCCTTTTTAAATATTGTGTTGCTGATACCTTCAACAATCTGATCCGCATTACGGATTGCTTTGATTATTTGTTTTATTTTCATTTTTCTTCCTTTTAAATTCTTTCTTCTTCTCCTCAATCTCATTCATCATATCCATGGCTTTCTCCATAAGCTTAACCTTATCAGCTATAGCCAGATGTTTCTCAAAGCCATCATATGTTCTTTTTTGTAGGTTCCCTATGATGTCTTGATTCTTCTTGATTGCTTTCTTAAGTTTTCCTTTCCTAATCTGGAATGTACCTAAGCCGGCAACTGTGACACTAGGGAATGTAAGATCTGAAAGATTCTTCCGGACCTTTGAATAATAAAAATCTATAAAGTCATCAACCACTGTTTGGTGGACACCTACTTGTTCTGCAATGCCCTCCTTAAATGTTTTATGACTCTTGGGTTTCACTTCCTAATATCTTATAATCAAGTAAAACATAACCTTTGGTCTGAACATTCATGGCCGGGTTGATTGAAATCTTTTTCTTGTTCACCCCATTCTTTATAACCAGGTTCTTTTTTTCTGCCTTGGCTATTGCATTTCTTGCTGACTGTGGACTTTTAAAAATATCCTTGTCAGTCATTTCTTTACAGAACTGGGTAAGCTCAACACTCCCGGCTTTGGCAAGTTCAGCCAAACACTTCAGATCAGATGCACTAATCTGAACATCTCTGAAAAAGCAATAGGTTAGTATCTGATACTGAATGGTATCATTAATACTAACCTTTACTTTCTCTTCTACTCTGTTGACAACTGCCATAGAGAATTACTCTGTTCTTTTCAAAGTCCTCTTAGGTTGAGGAAGATCTTCTTCAAGTCCTTGAGCTCTTTCAAAGTCTGCACCGGCTTCACTAGGCTCTTCCTGAGAAGCATAGAATCTAGCCAACTCAAGTTGAATCTGGATTCTCTTAGCCCTAGCTTCTTCCACACCAAGTAAGAGTTCTTCATACTCCTTCTGGACTCTCAGATGCTCAATGCTCTCTCTGTAAAAGTTTGTGATCTCTTGTCTACGCTGTGCCATCTCTTCTTTAGAGAGGGTAGCTTGTTCTTGAACTGTTTCTTCTGACATGATGGTTTTTAAATTGGTTACACAAACATACAATTAAAGTTTAAATTAAAAAAGTTTATTTTTTATTAATCAACCTGGGTTACTATATTTGCAATACATCCCTATATAAAGAATGACATGGTCTTTATCAGAGATGTGAGAACCCTACCTTGACTGGTGGGGTTTATTTTTTAGGGTACCTTATCAAACACCCCCACCCTATCTCAATTAGTGTAAACATCCCCCCTGGTACCTATATCCATTTTATATATGGCGTTGTGAGTGGGTCCCCAAATTCCGCTCCCCAGCTACCATTTAGCGTCAATGCTCCCCCTAGATAAAACCTTTAATTAAATATATACTATGGCAAAAAACAAAGTTTTCTTCCGCAAAGTCACTAAATCTATGATTATTGTGACTGATGACCTGTTGTCTTCTAAAGAAGCAACTCTTCACGGCTTCACGGTGAAGGTTCGCAAGCAGAACCCTGTCACCTTTGGTATCCTATGTCTTAGAGACAAGGATGACCAGCCTCTCCGTGAAGGAGATCCGGACTTTGAGAAGATTAAAGAAAAGCTTCTCAAATCTGGCTCTGGTCACCCTATCCAGGGTTTCCAGTTCTCAGATTCCCCTGTCCTTGATAAGGAGGGGAATCCCACCGGAATGTTCTGGGTGGAAGCTGTGTAAACAGCTTTACCTCTAAAGGACTGATTATAGCTTCTGCTGTGATCAGTCCTTTCTTCTACCAAGATCCTACTGTCCATGGATTTAATTGTATGACGGCTCATACACTTGGGTGCTTTGTGATGACTGCATAGCAATAACGGTTACTGTTACTGTCACCGTTACTGTTAATGCAAGATTTACTTCAAGTTTTACTTTAAGTGAGAGGGTGTATGTTAGTGGTATCTCC